TATCCTGGGGATGATACTGCATTAGATCCAGCTGGAGGGCAAAATCTAGTTATAAACGGTGCAGGTTTTCTTACAGGCATTAATGTTAAAGTAGGAGGAACAAACGCATCTTCTGTAACTGTAAACAGTGCAACGCAAATAACTATTGTAACTCCTGCAAAATCTGCTGGAACATATGCTTTAGAATTTACTAATACTGATGGTGGTAATGCTACCGCGAATAGTGCTGTTTCTTATAATGGTGTACCTGCCTTTACTAATGCAGCTGGAAGCTTAGGAGCTGTTACAGAAGGAACTACTGTTAATTTATCAGCAGCGGCAACCGAGCCGGATGGGGGAACTATAACTTATGCTCTTACGTCAGGAGCATTACCGTCAGGCTTGAGTTTTAATACATCGACGGCTGCAATTACAGGAACAGCACCAGATGTGGATGCAGCAACAACTAGTAATTTTACAGTTACTGCAACAGATAACGAAAATCAATCTACTGCAAGAGCTTACAGCATAACAGTTAATCCAATTTTACCAACAGATACTTTTAATATTCTTACATACACAGGTAATGGTGGAACTCAAAGTATTACAGGCCTTTCATTTCAACCAGATTTTGTTTGGATAAAAAAGAGAAATTCTGGAGCAGAACAACTATTAAATACATCAAGAGTAGGAACTGGTGAATACTTTAGGCCATCTTATAATTCAGCGGGTAGATTAACTTCCTCAGACATAATTACTTCATATAATAACAATGGGTTTAGTTTGGGTTCAAACTCTGCGGCAAATGGTAATAATGATACGTTCGTAGCATATTGCTGGAAAGTGAATGGAGGAACATCATCATCAAACAGCGACGGATCTACTACTACTAATGTAGAAGTAAATGCTGCTAAAGGAATTTCAATGCTTACATATGGTGGTGCTGGAGCAAATCGTACAATAGGACATGGGCTTGGAAAAAAGCCAGACATGTTTATGATGATGGATAGATATAATGGAGGAGGATGGCGTATATGGCATAAAGGGTTATCTAGTGCTGACAAATATATGGAATTTGGTACAGGGAGTGAACAAAATAATGGTAGCATTTGGCAGGGTGAAGAACCAACTTCGTCGGTAATTTATTTAGGAAATGTAGCTCCTCCAAATGGTAGTGGTAGACAGCATATTTGTTGGGCGTTTACAAGTATAGAAGGACACTCTAGTTTTGATTCTTACGTAGGAACAGGTAGCACAACTGATAGGCCAATTGTACAAACAGGTTTTGAAGTTGGTTTTCTTATAATTAAAAGAAGAACTGGTGGTAATTGGATGATGTTTGATAATAAAAGAAACCCATCTAACCCTAGAACAAAAAACTTAAAAATGAATTCAAGTGATGCTGAGGATACTGCTGCAACTGAAGTTGTAAATTTTTTAAGTAATGGTTTTGAAATAGGTCCTACTACTGATTCTAATTTAAATGAAAATGGAGAAACTTATCTTTATATGGCTTGGGCAGCAAACCCAGACACAACAGCGCCAACTCTTGCAGATAGTTTTAATATAAAAACTTATACAGGTACAGGAAATGATCCATTAGCAATTACGGGGCTTGGTTTTGAACCTAGTCTTACTTGGATAAAAACAAGAACTCAATCAAGAGAACATATATGGTCTGATATAGTTAGAGGGCCAAATAAAGAAATATCATCAAGTGATACATCCGCTGAAGAATCAAGAGGAGTAAAGTCTTTTGATAATGATGGGTTTACATTAGATAATTCAACGGCTAATTATAATAACAATGGAGAGAATTATGTTTCATGGAACTGGAAAGGAAACGATGATGAGCCAACAATACTTCAAGGAAGTGCTACAGCAGTTTATAAGTTTGAAGATAATTATAATGATGTAACAGGTAATTATAATGGATCAAATACATCTGGTACATCTTTTGTTTCAAGTGGTAAATTTAATAAAGGGGTGCAGTTTACAGGTACATCGGCTAGTATGAATACAGGTATAACAGCTGGCACAAATGAATCTTGGTCTTTTTGGGTTAAGTTTGGTAGTTCAAATACAGGATATAGAATATTAACCTGTACTAATACAAGTGGTGATGTAGGACAGAATTTTGAATATAGTGGCAGTAATAGTTTATATATTGTGGATATATTAGGTGGTGCAACAAATAACAGTACTTCTAAAACAATAAACTTAAGAGATAGTAATTGGCACCATATTGTGTTTGTTAAAACAGTAAAAACTGCAACTTTATATGTTGATAAAGTAAGACATCTTCAAGTAAGTAATGCAACAGGAAGCGCACTACAAGGAGGTAATAATTGGTATTTTGGTAAAGGACAATATGGTAACGCAAACAGTGATTTTCAAATAGATCAAGCAAGATATTATAAAGGCGTTTTAGGGCAATATGCTATTGATCAATTATACGGAGAAGCTACATCTAATAATGATACTTTAAATTTTGGTGGGCCTCCTACAGGTATCTCTAGTGTAAATGCTAACGCTGGGTTTAGTATTACTAAAGCAACTTTTACAGGTATGGATACAGTTCCTCATGGATTAGGTGCTGCTCCAGAATTTGTAATTCAAAAAGCTATAAGTACAACAGACAACTGGCAAGTTTATCACGCTAATGTCGGAACAGGTAAATATCTTAAATTAGAAGATGACGGGGGAGCTGGTACTAGAGCTGATTCTTTCCCATCAGTAACTGCTGCTGGTGTAAGAAATCAGTGGACAAATGGGCGTCAAACCTATATAATGTATTCTTTCCGCTCAATAGCAGGATTTAGTAAAATGGGAACATATACTGGTTCAACAACAGGAGTAACTGTAAATGTAGGTTTTCAACCGGATTTTGTTTTAATTAAATCGTCAAGTAATACAGAACACTGGGCTATACTGGATTCTGTAAGAGGTTCACAAAAAGCTTTATTTCCTAATAGAACTAATGCAGAAAGTAATACCGCATTACACACTATTACTTTTTCATCCACAGGTTTTTCATTCCCTCATCAAGATACTGCTGATGCAATGTTAAATGAAAATGGATATACATATATATACGCGGCATTCAAAATAAACTAAAACGCGTAATATATAAAAAATACAATTAAATCAAATTCAATAACTTATGAAATTAAAGAAAAAAGAGCTTGATAATTTAAAAGCTTTAGTAGAAAAAATGTCTACAAAACAAAACGAAATTGGGTTAAATACTATAAATGGTCATAAATTAGCTCATGCGTTTTCACAATTAGAAATAGAATTAAATACTATGAAAACTGGTTTAGAAGAAATATATGGTAAATGCAATATAAATGTTGAGACCGGTGAGATAGATAAAATTGAATCAAATGAAACTAATAAGAAAGATTAGTATAGGAAGAGATTATAAAGATAATGCAATGCACTATCAAATTGGTCAAGAAGTTTATGGTAACCATGTAATCACAAATATATTAGAAAAAGATACAGATTACGAAATATATATTAAAAAGAATAAAGAAGTATTACTTTGGAAATCTTTTAATAAAAACATGGGAATAAGTGTAGAGTATAATTTAGATTATGAATAACCCATACGCTTTAATAATACAACCAAAAGAAAACCGCTATAAAAACACCAAAAAAGTATCCGATAAAAACTTAATCCTAAACACGTCGATTAGTGACCATAGGTATGTAAGTAAAGAAGCTATAGTAAAAGCTCTTCCAGGAGCGTTTAAAACGCCTCTACGCGAGTCTGATGAAGTATTAGTACATCACAATATATTCAGAAGGTTTTACGATGTAAGAGGAAATGAAAAAAATAGTGGTAATTATTTCAAAGAAGATATGTATTTTTGTTACTTAGATCAAGTGTACATGTATAAAAGAAATGATAATTGGATAGCAATGCCGGGATATTGTTTTGTAAATCCTATACAATCAGAAGATAAATGGGAAAACAAAGAAGAACCATTAAAAGGTATTGTAGTTTACACAGATGGTACAGATTTTGTAAAAGAAGGTGAACTAATAGGTTTTACACCATACTCAGAGTTTGAATTTATAGTTGGTGATAAAAGGTTATATAGAATAAAATTAAATGATATTTCAATAAAGTATGAACACAAAGGAACAGAAAAACTCTATAATACTAGCTGGTTATAAAGCTGTAAAAGAGTTAATCAAAGTCGCTGAAGAAGAAATTATAGTTGAAGATGCAGCAGATGAACTTGCAGCAGATAGATTAAAAAATGCAGCAGCTACAAAAAAATTAGCTATCTTTGATGCTTTTGAAATATTAAATAGGATTGAATCTGAAAAAGCAATGCTTGAAAATAAGCCGCAAGAAAAGAATGAAGCTTTTAAAGGATTTGCAGAAAAAAGATCAAGATAATGCCATATCAGCAGACATTATATAAAATTATTGAACCTATTAAGCGTACAACAATACATAGGTTGAATAAAAAGAAGTACTGGGAATATGGTTATAACAAAGAACACGATGTAGTTGTTATAAGTAAAACAGGTAAGATAGGAGATATATACGAAATACAAAACCTTAAAATTGCTTTGCCTCTTGCAGAAAACGTGTATAGCAAGCATGATAAATGGATTGCTACAGAATATCCTAAGGAATTAAAAAATATAAAAACTATATTCGACTGGCAAACATATCCAGAAGATTTTAAAAACAAGTGGCATGATTACATTGATAAAGAATTTACTAGAAGGGAAGAAGGTTACTGGTTCCGTAATAAAGGCATCGATACTTATATCACTGGCTCTCATTACAATTACTTGCAATGGTCCAAAATTGATGTTGGGAACCCAGACTTTCGAGAAGCGAACAGATTATTCTTCATATTCTGGGAAGCTTGCAAGGCAGATAATAGATGCTACGGAATTTGCTACCTTAAGAATAGACGGTCTGGATTTAGCTTCATGTCGAGCAGCGAAACAGTTAATCAAGCTACAATCACTTCCGATGCTAGATTCGGAATCTTATCGAAGACTGGTAGCGATGCAAAGAAGATGTTTACCGACAAGGTCGTACCAATATCAACCCACTACCCATTTTTCTTCAAACCAATACAAGATGGAATGGACCGCCCCAAGACAGAGCTGGCCTACCGTGTCCCCGCATCCAAACTCACAAGAAAGTCCATCACCAGTACAACCGCATCCAAGTCCCCCACAGGGACGCTCGAAGGGCTCGATACAACAATAGATTGGAAGAACACAGGTGATAACTCTTATGATGGTGAAAAGTTAAGATTACTTGTTCACGATGAATCTGGTAAATGGGAAAGACCAGATAACATATTAAATAACTGGCGTGTAACTAAAACAACGCTGAGACTAGGAAGTAGGATTATAGGAAAGTGTATGATGGGATCTACTTCAAACTCCTTAGATAAGGGTGGAGATAACTTTAAAAAATTATACAATGACTCAGACGTTACAAAAAGAAACCGCAATGGACAGACTAGCAGCGGATTATATAGTTTGTTCATACCTATGGAATGGAACTACGAAGGATTCATTGATTCTTTTGGATTACCTGTATTCGATACACCCGGAGCTCCTGTCGAAGGACCCCACGGTGATAAAATCGATGTTGGCGTCATAGAGCATTGGGAAAACGAAGCTGATGGATTAAGAGATGACCCTGATGGATTAAATGAATTTTACAGACAATTTCCAAGAACAGAGGAACATGCGTTCAGAGATGAAACAAAAAATAGTATATTTAATTTACAAAAAATATACGAACAAATAGATTACAACGATGGTACATTAACATCTGGTGCTGTAACAAAAGGAAACTTTCAATGGGAAAACGGTATAAAAGATTCAAGAGTAATTTTTACACCAGATCTTAGAGGAAGGTTTAATATATCTTGGGTTCCAAGTATAAATCTACAAAACCACGTAATACTAAAAAATAACAGGAAGCATCCAGGTAATGAACATATAGGAGCATTTGGATGTGACTCGTATGATATATCAGGTACAACAGATGGTAGAGGTTCTAAAGGCGCTTTACACGGATTAACTAAATATAGTATGGAAGATGCACCTGTTAATTCATTCTTTTTAGAATATATAGCTAGACCACAAACCGCTGAAATGTTTTTTGAAGATGTATTAATGGCATTAGTATTTTACGGTATGCCAATACTTGCAGAAAATAATAAACCAAGATTGTTGTATTATTTAAAAAGAAGAGGATATAGAGGTTACTCTATGAATAGACCAGATAAAACATCAAACAAATTATCAACAGCTGAAAAAGAAATAGGTGGTATACCTAACTCATCTGAAGATATGAAACAAATTCACGCTGCAGCTATAGAATCATATATAGATAAATATGTAGGATTACAGGAAAATGGAGATTATGGAAATATATATTTTAATGCAACGTTAAACGATTGGTCTAAATTTAACATAAACAATAGAACAAAACATGATGCTGCAATAAGTTCTGGGCTTGCAATAATGGCATGTAACAGACATTTGTATCAACCAAAACAATTAAAACAAATGAAAGTTTTAGATTTTGGTTTTAAAAAATATAATAATCAAGGAAGTATTTCAAAAATAATAAAATAGATGAATATATTACCAAAGGGCGTATTCCCAAGCCAAGCAGTTTCAAATGCTGAAAAAGCAAGTGAAAAATATGGTTTAGAGATTGCAAGAGCAGTTGAGTCAGAATGGTTCAAAAGAGATTCTGGTACAGCTAGGTATTACGCTAATAGAGACAACTTTCACCGTTTAAGATTGTATGCTAGAGGTGAACAATCAATACAAAAGTACAAAGACGAATTATCTATTAATGGTGATTTATCATATTTAAACATAGACTGGAAGCCAGTACCTATAATACCAAAATTTGTTGATATTGTAGTTAATGGTATTGCTGAAAGAACATACGATATAAAAGCGTATTCGCAAGATCCTGCTTCAGTGCAAAAAAGAACTAATTATGTTAACAATATTATTGAAGACATGATTGCCCGAGACTATAAAGACTCAGTTAAAAATAATACAGGTATAGATTTATTTAAAACAAATAGAGAAACTTTACCGGAAACAGAAGAAGATTTGCAATTACATATGCAATTAGACTATAAAGATTCAATTGAAATTGCAGAAGAAGAAGCTATAAACAACGTATTTGATCATAATAAATATGAATTAATAAAGAAAAGGTTGGATTATGATATAGCTGTTATAGGTATGGGTGCTGTTAAAAACGAATACACAACATCAGAGGGTATAAATATTAAATATGTTGATCCTGCTGATTTAGTTTACTCATATACAGAATCGCCACATTTTGATGATATATATTATGTAGGTGAAATAAGAAAAGTATCAGTTGTTGATTTAAAGAAACAATATCCACATTTAACAGATGAAGATATAAGAAGAGACGTTGAAGGGCAGGGAACTAATGCTAAACTATATAATAAGTCATATGCTGGAAAAGATAATGAGGATGATTCATATGCTTATGTGTTATATTTTGAATACAAAACATATAGAGATGAAGTTCACAAAATAAAAGAAACTTCAACGGGTGCGTCAAAAGCAATTAAAAAAGATGATACATTTAATCCTCCTAAAGATTCAAGATCAAGATTTGAAAAATCATCAAGAACTATTGAAGTTATATATGAAGGTGCAAAAATAATTGGTACTAGAAAATTATTAAAGTGGCAATTAGCTGAAAATATGACAAGACCAAAGTCAGACACAGTTAAAGCACAATTTAGTTATAATATAGTAGCACCTAGAATATATAAAGGAAGAGTTGAATCACTTGTTAGTAGAATGACAACATTTGCTGATATGATTCAATTAACTCATTTAAAATTACAGCAAGTATTATCAAGAATGGTACCAGATGGTGTTTATTTAGATGCAGACGGTATTGCTGAAATAGATTTAGGTAATGGTACAAACTATAATGCGCAGGAAGCATTGAATATGTATTTTCAAACAGGTTCTGTTATTGGTAGATCAATGACACAAGATGGTGAATTTAACAATGGTAAAGTTCCAGTACAAGAATTACAATCATCAGGGTCTAATGCAAAAATATCTAGTTTAATTAATTCATACAATTATTATTTACAAATGATAAGAGATGTGACCGGATTAAACGAAGCAAGAGACGGTTCTACACCAGATAAAAACTCATTAGTAGGGTTACAAAAAATTGCTGCTGCAAATTCAAATACAGCAACAAGACATATATTACAAAGCGGTTTATATCTTACATTAAAAACAGCTGAAGCAATATCACTTAGAATATCAGATGTATTACAATATAGTCCAACTAAAAAATCTTTTATACAAGCTATAGGTAAAGCAAATGTAGCGGCTTTAAAAGAAATGGATAAACTTCAACTTCACGACTTTGGTATATTTTTAGAATTAGCACCAGATGAAGAAGAAAAACAATTACTTGAAAATAATATACAAATATCTCTTCAAAAAGAACAAATTAATTTAGAAGATGCAATTGATATAAGAGATATTAAAAACTTAAAGCTTGCTAATCAATTATTAAAGTTAAGAAGAAAAAAGAAATTTGAACAGGATAGAGTATTGCAGCAAGAAAATATTCAAATGCAAACACAGTCTAATGCACAAGCTGCACAAGCAGCTGCGCAGGCAGATGTTCAAAAACAACAAGCTATAACTCAAAGTAAAGCGCAATTAGCACAAGTACAAGCACAGCTTGATACGCAAAAATTAGAAAAAGAAGCTGAAATAAAAATGATGCTAATGCAAAAAGAGTTTGAAATGAATATGCAGCTTAAAGACGCTGATTTAAATGTAATTAAAGATAAAGAGAAGTTTAAGGAAGATAGGAAAGATCAAAGAACAAAAATACAAGCTTCTCAACAATCTGAATTAATAGATCAAAGAAAAAATAATAAACCACCTAAAAAGTTTGAATCAGCAGGATTTGATAATTTAGGAGGATTTGGCTTGGAGCAGTTTGAGCCTAAATAAACAACTGCAAAACATTTTTATAATATTTTATCATGGAAGAAAACAAAGACGTCGTAGTTGACGAAACACCAACTGCTGCAGAAAAGGAAGAAAAAGTACTTGAAGCAGCGGGACAAGATACGGGTAAAACCGAAGATGGTATGTATAAAGTGGATTTAAGTAAACCACCAAAAACAGAAACAGATGCCGTTCAAGAACAAAGCACAGATGAAAGCGTGTTACGCGGAAGCGGCACGGATGAAAAAACAGGGGAAGAAACCGAAGTGGAATTGCAAGAAGTACAGCAAGAAGAAAATCAAATAACTTTAGAAGAAGTAATTGAAGAAGAAACTAAGGAAGAACCCAGAGAAGAAGTAAAAGAAGAAGTACAAGAACTACAAGAACAAGTAGAAGAAGCTGTACAAACTTCACAAGATACAGGAATAGAATTACCAGAAAACATTCAAAAAGTTGTAGACTTTATTAATGAGACTGGTGGAACGTTAGAAGATTATGTAAAAATTAATCAAGATTATTCTAACATCGATGATTCAACTCTTTTATATCAATATTATAATCAAACAAAATCACATCTTACAAAAGATGAAATTGATTTTTTAATTGAAGATAAATTTAATGTTGATGAAGAAGTTGATGAACCAAGAGATATTAAGCGTAAAAAACTCGCTTATAAAGAAGAAATTGCAAAAGCCAAAAGCTATTTAGAAGGATTAAAGGACCAATACTACGAAGAAGTCAAGTTGGGTTCTAAGTTAACCGATGATCAGCAAAAAGCAATTGAGTTTTTCAATACTTACAACTCTGAGCAATCAGAACAGCAAAAGCTGCAAGAGAAGCAGACTGAGCATTTTAATAATGAATCTAAAAAAATATTTACCGATGAATTCAAAGGTTTTGAATTTAACGTGGGTGATAAAAAGTATAGATACAATATTAAAGATGTAAAGGAAGTCCAAGATAGACAAGCAAACATATTAAACGTATTAGATAAGTATATCAGTAAAGATAATATGTTACAAGATGCTAAAGGCTATCATAAGGCTCTTTTTGTTGCAGACAATGCAGATGCAATTGCAAATCATTTTTACGAGCAAGGTAAAGCTGATGCTATAAAACAGTTAGATGCTGAATCCAAAAATATAAATATGGATCCACGTAAAACTGGCACAGTTGAAGCCGGAGGAATAAAAATAAGAGCAATTTCTGGTGATGATAGTTCAAAGTTAAAAATTAAACTTAGAAAATAACTTTAAAAAAATAAATAAAAATGGCAGTAATAACTCCAACGGGCGGTTCCAATTTGAACGCGGTACCAGCTCCCGTTAAACAAACGTTAGCGACAAATTACTTATCTTTTACAGGTGGTAATAACGATTGGTCGCAACAATACTTACCAGATTTATATGAAGCAGAAGTTGAAAGATATGGAGACAGATCTATCGCTAGCTTCTTAAGAATGGTAGGCGCTGAAATGCCTATGACTTCTGATCAAATTATTTGGTCTGAGCAAGGTAGACTACACTTAACGTATACAGGTGCTCTTGTAATTGCAACAGGTGTTGTAACAATTGCAAACTCAGGTACTCACGCTATAAGAGTAGGACAAACAGTAAAAATTAAAGGTGGTTCATCTGGTAAAGTTGACAACGCTTATGTGTCGGCAATTGCAGCAGATAACACTACTTTAACACTTAAAAGATATGGTGCAGCAGCATTTAATACTTCAGGTAATACTTTTACAAACAATGAAACAGTAACATTATTTGTTATCGGTTCTGAATTTGCAAAAGCTACTAACGGTATGACTGGTGCGGTAACTCCATCTTTCAAGTCGTTTACAAACAAACCAATCATCTTAAAAGATAAGTACGAGATTTCAGGATCTGATGCTTCTCAAGTAGGTTGGGTTGAAATTACAGGTGAAAACGGACAGTCAGGTTACTTATGGTACCTAAAGGCAGAAGGTGATACAAGAACTAGATTCGAGGATTACTTAGAAATGTCTATGGTAGAAGGTGAATTAGCAGTATCAGGTTCTGGTGCAGCTGGTGTTACTGGAATAGGTGGTACTGAAGGTTTATTCGCAGCAATCGAAGATAGAGGTCACGTAACTGCAGGTGTTGATGGTAACTCAGCAACTGAAGATTTAGCTGACTTCGATGAAATTCTTAAGAAATTAGATACGCAAGGTGCAATTGAAGAAAACATGTTATTTGTAAACAGAGATGTTGCATTAAACATTGACGACATGCTAGCGGCTCAAAATTCTTATGGTACAGGTGGTACATCTTACGGTGTTTTCTCAAACAGCGAAGATATGGCGCTTAATTTAGGTTTCTCTGGTTTCAGAAGAGGTTCTTATGACTTCTACAAAACTGACTGGAAATACTTAAATGATATTACAACAGGTGGTGCATTCACTAACATTAGAGGTGTAGTGGTACCTGCTGGAACATCAACAGTTTACGATCAAACATTAGGTAAGAACATCAAGAGACCATTCCTTCACGTCAGATATAGAGCTTCTGAAGCTGATGACAGAAAGATGAAGTCTTGGACTACAGGTTCTGTAGGTGGTGCGACTACTTCTGATCTAGACGCAATGGAGGTACACTATTTATCTGAAAGATGTTTAGTAGTACAAGGTGCTAATAACTTTATGTTATTAAACTAATCCTTATTTAGTATAGGAATTACCCCGGTTTCGGCCGGGGATTCTTATATTTTTTTATTATTTAATCTTATTATATTATGGCAACAAAAACAAAAACAGCCCCTAAATGGGAGATAAAAGATAGACAATACTATCTTGTAAACGGTAAATCACCGCTTACATATACAATTAAAGGAAAAGGTATATATTGGTTCGATAAAGAAAAAGGTTTTGAAAGAGAATTAAAATATACATTAAACCAAAAAACTTGTTTCGTTGATGAATTTAAAGGCGATGCAAGACTTGGTCACATAGTTTTTGAAGATGGTGTATTAAATGTACCAAAAGAAAAACAAACTTTGCAAAAATTAATGTCAATATATCATCCAGACAATGGAAGAGTATTTGCAGAATTTGATGCAGAAGCAGAAGCAGAAGATGATTTAGATATATTAGAACTAGAAATTGAGGCTTTAACAGTTGCAAAATCAATGGATATTGATCAAGCAGAGGCAGTTATAAGGTCTGAGGTTGGATCTGAGGTATCTAAGATGACTTCTAAGGAGATTAAAAGGGATTTATTATTATTCGCTAAGAATAATCCTAAACTGTTCTTAGAATTAGCTAATGACGATGATATAAATATTAGGAATATGGCTATTAAAGCATCAGAAATTGGAATATTAAAATTATCTGATGATCAAAGAACATTTAAATGGGCAAAAACAGATAAGAAAATTATGACTGTTCCATTTGATGAACATCCTTACTCCGCTTTTACAGCTTTCTTAAAGACAGATGAAGGCTTAGAAGTTTACAAATCAATTGAAAAAAGACTAAAATAAAGTCTCATTATAGTGATAGCCACTGTAATGGTGGCTTTCATTATAATAAATAAAAGAATATGGCAGTTAGCATAGATACAGTATATCAAAGAGTATTAGCTATTCTTAATAAAGAAAACCGTGGTTATGTAACACCACAAGAATTTAACTTGTTTGCAAACCAAGCACAGCTTGAAATATTTGAGCAGTATTTCTTTGATCTAAATCAATACAGTAGATTACCAAAGAATGATACTGAATACTCTGATTTGCCAAAAATTATAAATGAAAAATTAAGCAAGTTTAAAAAGTCCGCATCTATATCTTACATGACGGACCATTTTCATTTACCATCCGACTTACATAAATTAGGAACTGTAGTATATAATAATACAACGCCTGTTGAACAAATTGATAAAAAAAATTTATTAGAATATCAATTATCAAAACTTACAGCACCTACAACTAATAACCCAGTATATATTCAAAGTATTGGAAACGCTTCAGGTCACTGGGCAGTACATGTATATCCCACAACAATAACATCAAACATATCAATAACATATGTTAGAAAACCAAATCCAGTTACGTGGGCTTCACAAACTGTTGCAGGTAACGCTTTATATAATGCAAGTGCATCTACTGATTTTGAATTACATGATTCCGAAGAAACAAATCTTGTATTAAAAATATTATTATATGCTGGTGTAAGCATTAAAGATCCTAACATAGCGCAGTTAGCAGATGCAAAAGAAACAAAAAAATTAACACAAGAAAAATCATAATAAATGGGACTAATAACACAAACAGCTAAAGAATACTACACAGTAGCTAATAATTTTACTGGTAACGGTTCTGCAACAACATTTACTGTTACGTTTGACCCATTGCCATCTACAGAAAATGAATTTATAGTATATCAAGGAGGAAACGAAATTGATGATGATCAGTATACATATAATTCAAGCACAGGTGTGGTTACATTTAGTAGCGCTCCAGCAAATGGAACAGCAATACAAATTAAATTAAAAAATGTTAAGCATGGTAGTTATAGATATATAGCGTTAGATGATATTATAAATAACTTTATGGTTTCATATGTAGGTGATGGAAAAATAATTGATAACGCAAGAAAACTAGATGTATTGTTCCATGTTAAAAGAGGAATACAGGAATTTAGTTACGATATATCAAGAATAGAAAAAATACAAGAAGTTGAAGTTGGTGCATCTCTTACAATACCTATGCCACAAGATTATGTTAATTATACACAATTATCATGGATTGATGGTGATGGATTAGAAAGGGTAATATATCCATCTAAAATAACTTCAAGACCATCTGAAGCAATATTACAAGATGACGCAGCAGAATATATATATGATAATAACGAATCATTACTTACTTCAACCTCGATAACTTCAGAAAGATTTAAAAATGTACCAACAACAGAACTAAATGATGATTACTTTTATTCAGACAACGATAGAAATGCAATGCTTGGTGAAGGTAAAAGATTTGGTATAGATCCAGAAACTACACAAATAAACGGTGTATTTATAATTGATGAAGCAAACGGTCAGTTTGGTTTTAGCAGCAACTTATCAGGTAAAGTTATAACATTAAGATATATATCTGATGGTCTTGGAACTGATAATGAAATGCAAATCCACAAACTTGCAGAAGAGGCAATATATAAATATACAGCTCATGCAATTCTATCCGCAAAAGCAAATATTCCAGAATTTATAGTAAACAGATTTAGAAAAGAAAGAAGAGCAGCAATGCGTAATGCTAAGTTAAGATTATCTAACCTTAAATTAAAAGAGCTTACTCAAGTAATGAGAGGCAAGTCTAAGCAGATTAAACACTAATTAAATGCCAGAAATAAAAAAGGTTTTCCTTCGTGGAAAGATGAATCAGGACCTCGATGAGAGATTAATCCCGGACGGTGAGTATAGAGATGCTTCAAATATACAGGTATCTAGTACAGAAGGTAATGATGCTGGAACAGTGCAGAATATATTAGGTAATAATAAAGAATCTACTTATGGATTAGGAGGAAAATGTATTGGTATTATAGAAAATACTGAAACTGAAAAAATATATTTATTTATTAAAGGAACAAATGTTGATGCTATTATTGAATATAATGAAACAGATAAAACATCTAAACCTGTATTAGTAGAAAATAAATCTAGGTCAGACGCTGTATTAAATTTTACTGATGAAAAATTAACAGGTATAACTATATTAGAAGACTTTTTAATTTTTACAGAT